TTGTGCTTGTTGACCTAAACCTGCAACACCTGCTAACCGGTTATAAATATTTGATTGCTGTGTTTGAAAGTTATTAAAAGCATTTTGATACGCATTTGACGCATAATCTTCTGCAAACTTAGTGCCTGCGGTATTTACATTAGAACCGCCACCGCCTACGTTTGCAAGACTGCGAGTTGCGCCTAAACCTTGACCAAGCATAAATTGATAATTAGGTGCAAGGTTGGTTTTTAAATCTTCAGCTGTAAATGGTCTAGTTAATTCGCCTGTACCTGTGCCCGTACTAATAGGATTGCCCTGAGCATCGTACTGTTGGTATTGACCAGGTAACATTGAGCCAAGCGTATTTAACGCCTGATAACCCGTAGCCCGTGCTGGTGCTTGCTGTTGTTGCAATGTATTAAACATTTGCAATTGTTGCGCTTGAGCATCTTTTGCTGCGTTTGCTTGTGTTTGAGCCGCTGAAGTCGCAGCATTAGATGACATTGCGCCACCAATCAAAGAGCCGCCAACAGCAATTGCCGCAGATACAGGGTCAGGCAATTTACGAGTGCGAGAAAATCTAGGATCGCCGCCATTGGGATCGCCAATAGGATCGTGTTCCACATTTCGTCGATTTAGATAATTCTTAAACATATTTACTCCCATCGCATCGTAAGAAGATTTTAACTGAGTCTTGCGATAACTCAATAAATCCTAAGCGTTTACAGAAATTTAAACCTTTCAAATTGTCGTTTTGCACATAAGTTACGACATATCCGTATTTATCCAATAATTTCTTTAAAGTTAACCTTAAATGGGCTTTTAAAGCCGCACCCGCAGGCTTTCCATATCCTATGTGTACTTCATTGCCTTTTATCAAAACTGCGCCTATAACTTCGTTTTGACGCTTTAAAGGCACTATTTCCCAGTCTTTAATTGCATTAACGTATTCGCCACAAGAAATGGTTAATCTATCTTTTACAGACTGATAAAGCATTTCTTTAGCGGCAAGTTCCTCTATCATGTTAAGTTATTTAAATAATAACCCTTTACAGGCACAGGAAATGTGTTTGTCCAACCAGGCGAGATATTTCCGCTTACCCAGTTGTAATCATCAGTTCTAACGTAAATAAAAACACCACCGCCAGAGCCTTTATCAACACAACGATTGCCTGATATATAGACACGATTTCCTGTATCTATATCAAACATTGGATAACCATAAGTGTAATTTGGTGTGGTATTTACAAAATTATTAAGTATATGAATTGTATTTTCACCAGAACTAGGCGTTGCTGCTTCAATACAATATGTATTTATACCGTTGCCGTTATAGCTAAGTTCAAACCTACAATTAGATACATTTAAATGAAAGTTGCTCAATGTAGATATAGTGGTAATAAAGGGAATGTTAACAATTGGGGAATAAAATAATCCTTGTTCAATTGATAATGTTCCAAAACTTTCATTTTCAATCTTAATCATAGGCGTATCAAGACAACCTGCCAAAAAATACATATTGGTTAATTGTGCTGAACCACCAGTCATTCCAAAGCCTGATAACCCGTTTTGTTGAGCACAAGTTATGTAGCAGTTTGTCATTTGAAGCGTACCAGCAGTTTGATAAACGCCATTGAACGTATCAAAACCTGAATCACTTACATATACCCACGGCGCACCCGTTGATCCTTGATACAGGTATAAACCTTGATGCGAAATATTTAAAAATTCATGTATAAATAAGCCATCAACTCGACCAACTTGAAGTGCTACAGTAGGTGCAGTATAAAAAATACTTGCCTGATTGTTAGTCATGTCAAAATTGTAAAAGTGAAAACGATTGATCCGAATCGTATCCAATGCGCCATCAATATTGATCCCAACTTGATACGCTGACATTTCTAACAAATCAATAAATACACCACCCGCATTGCCACGAATATCAATTCCATAAGTGGCGTTGGTAATTTTTAAATTACTAAACGTGGTTCGAGGGATACCGTTTGCATAAATTGCGACTGGATAATTTGTAAGGTTTGCTCTAATGGTTGTATTTGGTTGAGTAAACGCCATGCCAAAATCTGAAAACACGGGGCCTGGCTCTGCCGTAGCGCAAATAATTACGCCTGTTGCACTCAAATTAAATGATGATGTAATTTTTAAAGTTGAACGGTCTTTACCGTCACCGGAAAAGGTTTGCCCTGGTGTTGTAAGGGTAAGTGCGTTGGTAATGTAATAAGTACCTGTTGGCAAATATATTCGTTTACCCGTATTAATAGCCGCTTGAATTGCCGCAGTATCATCCGTTGTGCCATCTCCAACAGCACCAAAATCTTTTACGCTAACAAGATCAGACCATTTTGACGTACTTGTACGAGTAACTGCACCTGTAAATGGTGCTGTATAACTTATTGTGCCTGAAAACGGTAAATTTTGAGCAAAAGTTACTTGCCCTTTTTGATTAACTGTAAATTGTGGTATTTGTGTCGCAGTACCATAAGTACCGGCAGCAACACCACTATCTTGCAAAGAAATGCCAATTGTTCCCGCGCCATTTGCAATACTAATGCCCGTTCCTTGCGTCAAATTATTGACTGCATATCCATTGTTACTACCAATCAATAATTGACCATTTTGAGGCACGGCATTTGTGCCTGTACCGCCAGATGCAATCGACAAAGGATTTGCTAGATTAAATCCAACAACGCTTGGATTTTGCAACCAAATCATCCATTCTCTTGCCGGTCTATTTGTTAGCGGATCAAGAAAGACACTTTGAGGAAACAAAATATTAGTATTGACAGCCATTAATTGTCCCCGATTGAGGCTTTTAAATTAGCTGACACAATAACCGCTTTGACTGGATCGCTTACAACAACTTCAAAAATACGATCCCTAGAAAAACCAAGCCGCCGCCAAATTGCACGATTTTTATATCTGCCAATCTTTCCAATGCTTGTCCAATGCTCGTTACTCCAAGTTGAACCGCCATCGTTAGACCAGCGCAACATGGCTTGTGGATCGTTACCCTGACCTGTGGAAATGCCAACACCAGGCTGAAACTGTATCTGTAATTCATCAAAATATTGTCGTTGCAAATCAGTAACCAAATGTGGCGCACGCCTTAATCTGCGTATTTTTGTGCCATTATCTGTATAAACTGATTGATCTAAACTATAAATTTTGCCGTTTTGATAATCACCGACTAAATTCATATTGTTAAAAAAAGCATAACAATTAGACCAATGCCGATGGTAAACATTAGAATTATCAACCGATAACCATTTATGCCACATTGAAGACGTAAGATCATAAACCCAAGTCAAATCTGCGCTTGGAAACGTCACAACATAAAATTCGTGACCTTCAATTCTATATGTATACGCAATAGCATCAGATACTATGTTACCGACAAGACTATTTTCAACAGCATGAGTTGATAACCTTTGAAATTGATAACCTTGTGGCATTCCAATTGTAATTTGACCTCTTGAATCTTTAGCAACAAACATAAAAGATTCAGAAAATCTAGCAATTGAATTAGCAGCTGCAAGACCGTGCTGCATTGTTGTGCCTGAAATTCTTTGAAATGGAAATGTTGTTATTCCTGCTATCGTACTTCCGACATCAACCCAAACTTCAGTTGTAACTTCACCTAATAAATAAACTTGACGATGATCGACAATAATAGATACCAAATTATCAGGTGCACCATCTTTTGCACCGTAATAAGCAGTTTGTGAAGTCGCTACGCCAAGATCAGTTACTGCCCAATTTTGAGTATTAGGTTGGTTATAAACAATGTAATTATCAACAACATCGCAAACTGTTGCACCTTTCCACGGGCCATCCGTACTGGGCAAAGTTGTAAACGTATTGGTTGACGCAACCCATGTGTACCGATTAGGGCCATCCACAATATAAGCAGTTAATCCGTTATCAGTTGTTACATTATCCGTAATTGAAACAATGCCTGTTGTCGTTGTCAATGTACCAATTTGTTTAATAACATTTGAAGTATTGATTGCATAGACCAAATTACTTGATACGGCAATTAACCAATTTCCACCTGATAAAGTACGCATACCGCGTACAGCACCATTCGTTAATTGAAATTGTTGTGTTAATCCGTAAGTTGGATACAACGCTACCACGCCACGCGAGCCGGGGGCTTTTAATGGATCAATCTCAGGAAACCAATTGATTAATTCTTGGGCATCCTGATAAATTGAAGGTGCTTCATAACTTGGGCCGATAAATCCAAAATCAGGCATATCAGTCCTTATCTAAAAAAGCCACCCGTCAATATCCAACCGGCATCCTTTTGTCTACCAACAAGCATTGAATCGTCAAATCTTGCGGTTTGTATAGGTTGCATATTGGTGCGTTTAATTGTGGCTTTTGCTTGTGCTGCAAATCCCGTAATCATGGCAATTTGCGCTTGACCGTTTTTGCCATACATCGGCATTAGTCTTTCAGCTAAACACCACCGCAACGCCATGTCGTAGCCCTGTGGAATAAAGATGGTTTCATTTAAAGTAGTAAAGTTGCCAAATATTGTTTCGGCAAACATATGCATTTCGCCTTGCGCGGGATTAGGCCATACAAACAAATTGCCCAATACTTCGCCTGGGTTGTAATACAACGCTTTAGGCCACGGCCCGTTTAGCGTCTTTAAACCAATCATTTCATAGTCTTGTAACGCTAAAATCGCTACCGGATAATCTAAACCACCGTTAACAATTGGATAGCCGTTTGAATTGGTGTTAATCCGCACAAACGCTGAGTCAATTCCCAAAGGGCGTTGATAATAAGCCGTGATTGTTGTGCTTGCTACAGTCTGAGGAATGTTAACTAAATACGTTCCTGCCTCGACTACGTTACCGCCACCACCTGTTAAAAAGGTTGTGATCTTTGTTCCTGCGGCAATGCCCGTACCCGTTAAAGTTTGATTGGCAGCGACTGCGCCTGAAGTAATACCGGTAATGGTTAAAACGTTACCTGAGATTGATCCTGTAAACGTTGCGCCAATAGAACCGCTTGGGCCAATCGTGTACTGTGTTTGCCCTGGCACAATCGGAAACACAATTTCCGTAATGTTGTAAACCATCATATTTTCGTTAGACCATTGATCTAACATACCGTTGAGCATATCAAAGGCATCTTGTGCCGCATCGGAAGTTGGCGTTTCACCCGCCTCTAATGCGCCAATGTCTTTTAATGCTCGACTAACTATATCAAGAGGAGTTGTCATTTAATATCCCAAAGCAAACCAATTAACAGAAATGCTAGTAGCAATTGTGCCACTTTGAAATGTAGTAAATGAAGCCGTTGATGCTGTTGTACCACCACAAGTTACAGTAAATGTTCCTGATGCTGGTGATCCTGCAATAACTCCATAACTTTGTAATGTAGCAGTTGCAAAAGATGTTGGATAAGTGACCGTTAAATTATTGCTACTTGTACCGCTAGATGTCGCAGTTCCCCATTGAATCACTAAACCGCTAGGCAATTTTTGATAACCATTAGATGTCAAACTTGCGCCAAATCTAGCAGTTTGATATTGCCATTCAATAGAACCTGCAATAATGTTCCAAACGCTACCAGTCCAAACTAATGTCGCCGTGTCGTTTGTTATTAAATAAGGTTGTACAGCTGCGCCGCTGCCAATAAAGTTAATAACATCTGAGCCAAAAGGTTTTAATTGAACCGTAGATGGATTGATATTTACAAAATTAATTTGCGTACCCGTTGGCATCCCAACAGTTGTCGGTAAAGTCAAAATAATATTTGAAACTGGCGTGCAATAAACTAATGAACCCGCCACCGCAGCTGTTAATGTTTGCGTTGTTCCAATATTAGTAACAGATGATAAATTACCAATTGCTTGTTGCACAAAAGCAGTTGTTGTTGCTGACGTACTATTATCAAATTGTGCCGTAGTCGGTACAGTTGCGGTAACTGTAGCTGTCAGATTAGTAAATGTTCCATTAGCAGGCGTTGTGCCACCAATCGCAGGCGGTGTAGAAAAGAAATTGGTAAATCCTGTGCCTGAAACCGTACCATTGGCAATAAAATTACCTGAAACAGTTAAATTAGTTGCTGTTGCATTTGTAATGTCATTGATACCAAGAATATTGTCAAAAGACCAAACTTGTACGGCAGATGCGTTTTGCAATATAAATTTATATGCTTGAGCATTTGTTAACCAAATTTCTGTAGCAACACGGCCTGCTGAATCTAAAACAATAGGGTTTGAATTGGCAATTGAACCTGCGCTAGTTGTATATGTAGCTTGTGGCGTAGATGTACCGGCAGCGTAGGTATAAAGCAAACCACCCGCCAAAGGCACTCCATTGTTATCAAAAAACTGCCAACCTGCGCCAGCTAAAGAGGATAAATTGACTGACATTTTTATTCCTTAATCGTAAATGTCTGCGGCAACCAAGGGGCAACAGTTACAGATTTATCTTTTAAATACTTTAATTGCTCAAGCAATCGTTGTTCAATGTTAGATTCTTTTTTTACCCAATTTGACACAATTTGCTCAGTTAATTGCTCAAAAGGAATCTTGTTTTCAGCATCAGGAAATTCCCAATGTCCTTCACTTTCCACAACATAATCATCTTCAGAGCATTTTACTCTGTAGCTAACTGATTTCACTACACCTTTTTGTGCAGTCATATCTGTTATTTTCCATTGAAAATCAGCCATTTTTTACCTTATGCCGTGTAAGTACCAGTACCAGAAGTCCAAGTAATAATCGTATTACTTCCGCTAGTGCTAGTTGTGTAAGTGCCTGTTACATTGCTAGAATAATTTGCTGTTGGTACAGAAAGAATAACCACACCTGAACCACCTGCCCCAGCGGTATACGATTGATAACAAGAACCACCACCACCGCCTAAATTATTTGTGCCAGATGTGCCATTTGACGAAGCATTTGGCGCACCTGCCCCGCCACCGCCCGAACCGCCCGCTGCACCGAATCCGTTGTAATCATATCCACCACCCCCACCAGCATATGTAACGCTAGAGCCTGTAATCGA